AACAAAAAGACAATGACTAAGATAAGGCTATACCATACAAGAAATGAGTGCCTAGGTGGATATTGATGAGTTTATGAAGGACCCTTGGAAAAGGTTCAATGAGATGAGAAACACACCACATGAATGTGATTACGATTACAGGATAGATTCCTCTGGCACAATGTTCTTTGAGATATGCCGTCTTTGTCTTGACACTAAAGGTATAGTTGAGATGAATGACCATGAATAAATGTTATGCTAAAAAGAATAATGGTAAAATTTGCTTTGCAAAGGTAACCAACCACACTCACTTCTGCCACATCCATGATCCTAACGGAAAGTTTAGACAACAACTAAAGCGTAAGGGTATGGGTAAAGACTATGTTGCTAGGTGTGAACATACTTGGTATATGAGAGAGCATGGGATTACCTGTACAAGATGCTTAATGATTTGGGAGAGTGATGAGGATAATAGTCTGTCCGATTTGTAAGAAGGAATGGGACCTTAGATGGGGTATCTTTGGACATGATTCCCTTGCTCGGCATATGAAGGCTACTCACCAATAGTGCCCGTGTAGGGCATATGAAGGTTTATAACTCCTATTTTGCGCCGAACTTTAAAGATTTTTTCGTAGTGTATAATAGTTATATGCCATACATAGTTAATAATCAAGCCGTAGGTCACGATCCAAGCGAAATCGAAAGAGCGCCATCTTACATAGAATTTTTTGAAAGAATTGGCAACTCTTCTGACAATATAATAGTTATACCAAACTTCCTTTCTGCTAAAGAGATTAGATATCTTATATCACACATAGATGAGAGAAGACTGAGCAGTTTTGTTTCTCAAAAAGATAATGAAGGAAACCCAACTGCGTGGATTCATAACTATGATTCTATTATTGACAAAGACAACATAATGGGCAGAATTTTAGATGAAATAGAAAAAGCCTATGGAACTACAAATGCTAAAGCAAAAAGCGATAGACTAAATATTGCAAGATGGGATGTAGGAAGCAAACTGACACTGCATGTGGATGATCTTGGGTATGTAACAGACAACCATCTTCCAACACTTGTTTATTTAAATGATGACTATGAAGGTGGAGAGTTAAGTTTTGCTACACACGATGTCACTATTAAGCCTAAGACTGGTGACCTTGTTATATTCCCTGGAAATATGCACTATGCACACGAAGTAAAAGAGGTTCTGTCTGGCACAAGATACACTGTACCTGTTTGGTTTACAATACCATAGGGTATAATTTAATAATGACAGATATCACATCAGAAAAGCCCAACAAGAAAAGAAAACTTTTGGATGGATCTGAAGTAGATGATTACGATCACCCTATTGATTTGATTCTGCACACAAAGGCCCCAGGCAAATGGAAGTTAATAGATCTTGAAACTGGTCAAGAGTATCTTGGATCAGAGATATCACACGAAACATTTGGAGAAATATTAAGAACTAAGGTGGCAAAATGTAAAATTGGTTCTTGGTTTAAAACTAAAGGAAGAGTAATAAACAATGGATAACAGCAAACCAATAACATTCCACTGGATGTGGAGAAGACACTGGCAGGTCAACGATAGTACTGAGCATCTAGACCTTAAAGGAATTCTTGGCATGGCACAAGAACTAGATAGTGCAAATGTAAAGTCTGTCTTGCTTCCTTACGGTCCAGGTGGAATAGATTTTTCTTTAGTTATCCAAGAAGCATTACAGAAAACAAATCAGTTAATTATGACAATTGCTTTACCAGCATATGGAACAAGTCCTGACTATGCAGCCAAGATTGTTGATACTTTAAATCAGTTTGCTCCAGGAAGAATTGGTGTGAATCTTGTTGCTGGACGATGGGGAGACGAAGGTAATGGTCCTTCTGAAAAATTAGTTTTGGATCACTACATGCATGACTCAAGTTTAATTGACACTCTGGAAAAAAGAGTGGCAATATCTGAGGTCTGGATGGATAAATTTATGAATTTAATGAATACTCACAAATATAAAACACATATGGCAGTTGTGGGATCTTCAGACACTACAATTAGAATAGCAAACAAGCATTGTGAGTATGCATATGTTGATGACAACTTGCTTTATAGAGATCAGTTTAAAAAGATTAATCTTGATAAAGTCAAGCCAATAGTAATCATTGATCCACTAATTATAAATAATCCAGATGATGAGAAAAATGTTAAATATGATAAAAATGCACCAGTAAGAAGACAACATCATCATGTTAAGGGAACTATAGAAGAAGTAACCGAACAAATAAAAGAACTTTCAAGCAAATTTGGAGTCTATGACTTTATGATTCATACGGATCAAGAAGATATTAGCCAACTTCTTAAACTGGTTAAGGAATTTGACGGACAAGAGCCTATAGTCGATGAACCAAACCTAACACATCAAAACTTTAACAAAATTGGAAGTCATGCAAACAATGTAAAAGTATTTAAAGGTTATCTTAGCAAAGAAGAATGCGGGAAGATAATGGAGGCAATCAAACAAACAGAGACAAGCAATATTAGACCCCTTCAGTCTGAAGCCCTGTCACTAATATATTATGATTCACTTGCTTTGCCTGAAAGATATATTCCTGGAGTACTCTATTTATTAAAAAAAGAATATGAAGTGAACTTAAAGCCAAGACATTCTCGTGTTGCTGAGTGGAGACATAACAATAGTCAAACAATACCAATAGACGACATGGGATCTAAGGATTCTAATCACATGGCTGGATGGATATATCTTAATGATGATTACGAAGGTGGGAACATCTCCTTTATTAATCAAGATATATCTTTTAGGCCCAGTGCTGGTGACCTTGTCATGTTCCCTGGAAATATTCATTATTGGTACAATGTTGGTCCTGCAAATGGGTCAAGATACATTATGCCGATGTGGTTTGATTTTGAATTGTGATATAATCATAATATGAAAAGATCCAAATGTTTTTTTTGCGAAAAGGATGCAACACACTTTGATGTAGTAGTAAATCACGATAAGTTTATTGTTGCAGATGTCTGCCTTACCCATCTATCTATGGGTCTAGTATCCTAAAATGAATAATAGTTTGCCTCCACATCTGTTAACATTTCCAAGAAGTGCATCTCATTATTTTGATAGACTTGTTTATAAAAAAATAAACTTTCATATAGAAAGATCTCATACTGTAAATAAACTATTTGATAAAGATAACAACAAAATAAGAAGAATAGTCACAATAGTAAGAGACCCGATAGAAAGTATTTCTTCTCTTGTAGCACTAGAAAAATCTCTTGTAGCCAACTCGAACAGAACAAATGAAATAGTTTCAGAATACATTCTTCTTTACAGTTTTTTATATGAAAATGCAGACTATGTTATAGAATACCAAGACCTTATTAAATATCCAGACCTGGTTACTGACAAAGTTTTAGAACTACTTGAAATAAACAAAGATAATTATTCTGATTTTATAACTAATATTGATTATGACAGCAAAAATTTTGTTGAATCAAGCAAAAATCTCTCAACTTATAAAGAAATAAATTTAGATGAACATAACATAGGTCTATGTTATTTTTACTATAACAAAATATTAGAAAAAAAAATAACAATATAGTAAAATTTGACTAACCTATCAGGTTGGTGTATACTAGATATATGATTCAATGGATTTCTGACTACGCACACTGGGTACTTGCCTGTATTGGTGTATCTGGTATTTACTTTGTTGGGAAAAAAACTCTATGGGGATGGTTTGTCCTATTGTTCAATGAGTGCCTATGGATAGCCTATGCTTTAGTCACAAACCAATATGGATTTATCTTTGCAGCAGTAGCCTATGCTGCTGTTTATATTAAATCATACCTGCATTGGAAGCGAGAAGAATGATTAACAATAACTGCCCTATTTGTAATTTAGACAAAGAATCCGACTGGTTCTGGAATGCTCATCAAACAATGAGTGATGGAAAGATTTGGTGTGTTAATGCCAAAAGATCCTAAGATAATGACCATGGACTGGCGTAGTCTTGGCTATTGGCCTGTATGGAAAAATGGAAAAAAGGTCTGGGTACCCAAAGATGAACAACTTAACAACAATTCAGAAGACTAGAGTCCTACCATTACGATGGATAGGCAATTTTTTTGGTGGCTATGCTGGTAATCATTTAGTTAAGGCTATTGATTTAGATGAAGATGGTAATTTAGGATTTCATTATAAATACCACGCAAAATGCTGGAAGTATCTTAATAAACCTTACGAATGGTGGGGCACATACTATGAACTTGACATCAAAGGAATAATGGATGATTTAGATGGTGCTGGTTGGGATGACTATGATGAGTTTGGGAAAGCGTACTGGGATAAAGATTAGGCTATTGCGCCTGATCCTGTCACAGATCCAGATCCAGTTACTGACTTGACACCATACGGTGCCCAGTTATCGTTACTTCCTCCACCCACTGCAGGTGGATATCCTGGATTACCAGGGTTGCTAATTCGAATGAAGTATGCTCCGTCAATACCATATGGATCTCCATCAGTAATAACCGTGTCTCCAATGGCATAAAGTGCTCCATTGTTATATAGTCCTTGATAATTTGGTGGTGTAGGCATGAGATTATTATATCACTTGTTTTGACATACCCTGCCAAGTAGGGTATAATTAAAGTATGAGTATAGATGATATGACATTACGAGAAGAGATTGCAAGGGCTATTGAGGCTCTGCCAATTGAGCCATCAGTGACAAATGCTTTGGGAATGCGTACAGCAGCAGCAGAAATTGCAAGAGGATTGGACAACTATATGACTAAGTGGTTTGAGAGACAGGTGGATTTTGAATGATTAGTTTATTTTTCTTAATTCCAGCATTTATTGCTGGATATGTAGCATGTTATTTTGTTATGACATATAAGGTCAATCAAGATTAAGCCTCTTGCATACATCTTTGACGTAGATGGAACCCTGGCTAATGTAGATCCCTATCTGCATCTTGTTCGTGGCTCTAACAGGGATTACGAGGCTTTTCATGAGGCTTCTGTGGATGCCCTGCCAAATTTTGAAGTAGTGCAAATGCTTAATGAAGCATTCTTTGATCAGATGCACGTTCTTATTGTTACATCTCGTAAAGAAAAATATCGTGGACTGACATCTTATTGGCTTGCTAAAAATGATATTAGTCATCATGCACTATATATGCGTAAGGATGATGACGACAGACCAGACTATGATGTTAAAAAAGATATCTTACTTAGTATTAAGAATCATTGGAATGTTTTTCATGCAGTAGATGATAATCCAAATGTTATTAGGCTATGGGAAAATTATGGAATTCCTACTACCAAGATTGGCGACTGGGATGGGGATAAGTCTTGACTTACAACGAAGAGAATGGTATGATTAGTCTATGAGTAAACGAGTTAAAAAAATTTATAAGTGTGTTGAGTGTGATACCATGATTACTATTGTAACAAAGGTTCACGAACTTCCAGAGTCAATCATCTGTCCTTGTGACAGTGTAGCAGAAAGTCAGTGATCTAATGAAAAAATCTAATAATAAAGTCTCTCAGCATAAGATTAAGAGAGCAGAAAAGAACAAGAAAAGAATACAGGCTAAACCTTATCTTTCTAAGTTTGAACGTCAACAAAAGTCTATAAGAGAAGAAATTGTTCTTGGGTCTTTGCGCTCTGTCCCTAACTAGAACTGGAGATCCCGTGGTAGATCAAGACGAAGTAAACAAAGTATCAAAAGAAGTAAAGCGTTATATTATTAAACAGCATATGAAAACATACTATTACTCTACTGTTGGAGTTTTATGTTTTTTGCTTGGCACATTTTTTGGCTTACTAATTAAATAAGGTCTCGCACCAGTAGCCAAGTTGGTTAAGGCACCGAACTCATAATTCGGCTATCGTAGG